AGATAGATGATTGTAGATGCTGCATACTTGAGACCGCTGCCTCCTCCCATTTCTTTAGTTGGGAAGTAAGATCCGATAACGTCATAGGTGTGATTGGTAACTATAAGTGGAATGTTTGCTTGACCAAGTTTGAGTGTGAGCATACGGAACGCACCTTTGACAAGTTGTGATTTGGTCATGTCACGAACTTGTTTATCGTCTAATGCATCCTTGATCTCTTTCTCTGTTGAAAGCATTCCCAAAGAGTCTAAAACAAACATACAAGGTTTGCGATCTTCTTCAGTTGTCTTTAAGTATATATCTACGGCCTTGAGTGCCTTACTACGAAACTCTTCAATTGTTACGACATTCACAACAACCAACCGTGTCGTATCAATTCCACGAGACTCCAGTAATCCTTTATTGACGGCTGCTTCAGTGTCAAAATAGAGACAATACCCATCAGGGTTAGTGTCCAAAAAGTTTTTGACAACAGCAAGCGAGAAATAAGTTTTACCAGTAGACGACTCACCAGCAATGGCAGTAATACGATTGCTGCTAACCCCGCCAAGAATAGACCCACTAATGAGTCCATTAAAAATGTAGGATCCTGTGTCAATGAATCTTTCAGTCTCGTCAATATCTGACGCAATCTGCGTATATTCATCTCCGATCTCTTTGACTATTTCTTTTAAAAAATCCATGTTATGCTACGATGTCGAATACTTCTCTTAAAACTTTTTTATGAGGATATCCCTCATCCATCAAAAATTTAGTAAGTCTCAACTTTCGATGTAACTCATTACGAAATTGTCTTTTCATTGCATCTGGATGATTTGATTCATTCAATGCGTCCATTAATTCTTTTAGTTCTTCGTTGTCGATAGGTAAGTCCATTATACAAAAAATGATTCTAGGTTTACAGTTCTCTCAGCTTGCCATCCAATTGAGTCAAGAATGATCTTGAGAGGTTCAAGGAACGACTTCTCAAATTGTAGATCATAATCTATGTATTTGTCAAGGTTAAGTTCCTCTGGAAATTGTTGAATGAATGATATTACATTCTCTTGAATTGGATTTGGTCTCTTGAGATAACAAAATTTAATCTTCTCACCATTATTAATCAAAGAATATTTCTGTGTGAGTTTATTCTTCTTTACATAATGATTGAAGAGAAGAGCTCCACGAGCATGAATCGGTGTTCCCTTTTCATAAATCGCATTAACACTTCGATACTTAGCAACGTTACTCACAGTTCTTGGAAATGATATTTCCTCTGGTGGTAATGATCTAAAGTTTTTTCTACAGTTTTCGATGAAGTCAATCACATCATCTTCCGTCTTTGTCATAATCAATTTAAGAACATCCTTAATCATAGTTCTGCAAGGTGCAGGCGTTGAAGACTTAACTGCTTCAATACCCATCATCTTAAGTTTAGGTTCTGCATAACGAACACCCTCACTATCCCAGACATTCAAGATATATCTTTTCTTGGCAGTCCAGATTCCACGATCAGCAATGTTCTCACGTTTCATGAACATCTTCTGCTCGTAAGCGTTGACGTAGTTGGCCAACGCTTCATAAGAACTCGAAATATACTTTTCAAATTCCATCTCACAGATCTTGTTAAGGAACCCAACAACACTCTCAGTAGTCTTCTTTCGTTCTTTGTATATAACCTCGACCAAAGGGCCCAGATGCAAATAGATAGAATCGGTATCAACAGCAATAACATAATCTTCATCCTTTGTTTTGAGTATTTTGTTTAGATAGTTATTCATCCGATCTTCAATCCAACGAATTGAAACCTGACCAGACAAAGTAATGGCTTCTGCGTTTTCAAGTTTGTAATAACGAAAGTATTCGTTACCAATTGCACCATAAGCAGAGTTCAGTTGAATCTTACGAGCCATCTGAATATTATTGAATGTTGCAATATCTTTGACGAGTTTGGGATCTTTTGTATCCTCATACTTTTGTTTCGCAGCAAGCATCTTTTTCTTATACACAGTTCTTTCTGTGTATATCTTCTCCATAATTTCTGGTAGGAAACCACGAATGTCAGTGCGATACATTGCACCATTAGCACATACCGCACTATCTTTATGAAGTTGAAAGTCTATCTCTTCTTTAAGTATTCGATCAACCGTAGCTGTTGGGTGTTTGTCATCCTTAAGGGTCTCTGGGGAAATATTATATTGCATAATGAGATGAGGATACAGACTATTAAGATCAAACGAAACCACCCAATCATACTTTCCTGGCTTCGGTTCTTTAACATACGCCCCTGCGTACTTTTCTGATTTTGATGTTCTTTTCTTTGGTGGTATGACAATGTTCTGTTTTTTGAGATAATTGTAAATGATGGTGTCCCACATTCTCACTTGATAGTGAATGTCAATAAAGTTTACTTTGGCATCAAATGCCATTGTAATCGCAAGTTCAATTAATTTCAACTTGTCTTCAAGTTTATCAACGAGTTGAACGTCAATAATATTATATCGAACAAACTTATCCCAATCTTTTGTATAGAACTCACGGAAAGTATCATACTCATCATGATCAAGTTTCTTCTCACCCAACTCATAGTTGGCAATATAGTCCAATCGATATGATTCTTGGTTTGTGTATGTAAATCTTTTGTATAGATCAAGATAATCAAGTTGAGTGACACCACCAATATCATAAGTAATATTTTTACGACCACTAATATAAACTTCATCTTGAGATACAAGGCCCCAAGGCGATAAGTCTTTCATAGACTTCTCACCAAGAATACGATTGATACGACCAGCAAGATATGGTATATCATACATCTGAGAGTTCCAACCAGTAATTACTTCTGGTAGATTCTTTCTCCAATATGCTAAGAATGATCTAAGAAGATGAACCTCATTATCACATAGAATATACGTTACGTTTGGATCTTTGTTTACAAAGGGTCTTGAACCAAAAGTTGTAACCTTCTTTGTTGCATAGTCTTGAAGACTAATCAAGAGTAATTCCTCTGCAACATTTTCTACATCAGGGAATCCACTTTCTGCAGCAACCTCAATATCAATCGTTACAAGACGAATCTTTTTGATATCGAACTGTATATGATCTTCTGGATATTTTTCTGAAATATATTGATAAACGTATCTGTCATTGCCATATATTTTAAAGTTCTCAACCTCATCATATTTCTTGTAGAACTCACGACAATCTCTCACAAAGCCAGGTTGAATTGGTTCAACCGATTCACCTTCTAATGTTTTATATTTTGTTTTTCTTTTAGACGGAACGAACAGAGTTGGTTTCCATTCTTCTCGATGTGTAATGTGCTTTCCATTCTCATATCCACGAATCAGAAACTGATTACCTATGAGTTGAATGTTGGTATAAAATTTCACGAAGTAGCTTTAGAGTACTGTTCAAAGATCATAGGACTAGGAGTGACAAGAGTTATGATCTTATCGGAACTAATCATCACTTCATTTTGTTCAGTATAGTCTTGCATCCACCTATGTAAAGCACCACCTACAATCTTGTAAGGTTTTGTTAATTTACAATTAGGATCTCCATACTCAGCAGATATTTCTTCTATTTCCGAAACCACTATTTCCTGACTAGATAACAACAGGACTTTGATCACTTTCGTTTCTTCCATCTACTTTCTCCTTATAAAGTTTAATTAATTGTTGTTGTGGTTCAACAATGGTTACAATCCAATCTGCTGAACATGGAATTTTTTTTCTCTGAGCTGCGAAAGGAACCCAAGGGAAAAATGTAATTGATATCTTAGCGTTGTATTTAAGAGAGGTTTCACTTTCTTGCAATACTTCAGGCTCATGTTTTGGATCAAAATTTAATCTTAGAGGATCATCAAAAAAATATCCTACAACCTCGTTTCCAGATTTAATTTCTTTCACATCTGCTATCAACTCTTCACCAGATTTTAGAAGGACTAAATTTACAGACATACAATTTACTCTTTGTTTACATTATAAAAGACCACTCAACAAAAGTCAAGTGGTCTTATCTCTATAAAAATTTATTTATAGGTAATCTTTTCGTGTGTGATGCTCTGGGACTACTTTACCCAACTTGACGGTAAGGAGTCCATCTTCCAATGACACATCCCTGACTTCATAATCGTCTGCAAGTGTCCAGGCTCTGTTGAAAGATCTTTGAGCCAATCCTTGATGGAAGTACTCGGATCCCTCCTCTTTATCTTTTTTCTTTCCTTCAACGAATAGTTTTCCGTATTCAGTATAGACATTAACTTCCTCCTTTTTAAATCCAGCAAGTGCAATCTCTAACCGAGACTCAGTATTATTTACTTGTATTAAATTGTAAGGCGGATAGTTTGTTATGGTCTCAGTAAAAAACTTATCGAAATAAGTATCCATACCAATACTGTTTTTTGTGATGCGATCCATTAAATCTCCTAGATCGGCAGCACGATACCTTTGTAAGTTCATAGTTCTCCTTAAGTAAGCGAGTGTAAATTTGTCCCCGAAGGCGACACTACTAATTATAACAGCAGGCAAAAAAAGAAGGGGTGGTGAACCCCTCAAAAACACTTCGGTTTCCTCCCTAGTCTAGCAGTACTCTACAGTTAGTAACGCAAGATTTGTCTCTTACATCGCATTCTGAAATACATTCAAAGTAGTCATCAACTGAATTGCTTGGAGATGTCTCTTGCTCGACATTCATCCAAGGACGTAAACTATTGAATGATATGAGATTGTGCATAGATTGTTTTGATTTAAACACATAACTATCTATACAAATTTTTAGGAAAGTAACAGTTCTTTATAATTCCCAGTATTCTTTATATCTTTTTTCTGTCTCTTCGGTTAACAGTTCTGGTTTTGATTCTTCTTCTAAATTTGCTCCATCATATTCACTAATTAATTTTTTACCGCTCTTGATAAAATTCTCAGACTTGTCCATTTTAATAACCATTTCAATCCTCCTCTGGTTTTTTTCTTTTACCTATGTTGTATTTAGTTTCGAGATTCCAATCATTCTTCTCTTTGTAAGAGATAACTTTAATCTGATTCAGTGGAGCAATATCATTTACTTTGTCAGTTGACACAACGGCAACCAATCCCCAGTCTAAAAGCAACTGAATAATGCGATTTCTTCTTTGTACATCATTGACTGTGATATTTGCTCTCTTACCATCTAATGCAAATAATTCTTTGAAATGAACAATGTAGTATCTGCCTTGTTTATGTAGAATATGGCAAGACTGATATAACTTCTTTTCTTTTCTTGAGGCCACGCCAATGCGAGTCAGCGTTTCTCTTACCTTAAGAAAATCATCAGGTTCATTTAATGTAATCTCAATCATTTGGTCTGGCGACCATTTAATCTCAGGTTCCACAATGGAATTCATTTTCTACCTCCAATCTCAAGTCGATCTCG